AGGCCAAGCTGGAGGTGGGCGATGCTGTTAACCCTCAGACTGGTGCTTAGTCACCTGCAAACCCATTTCCTTTCCTATCTGCTGGCGCTCGGCGTCGGCGTTGGTGCCTATTACCTGGGGCAATCTGCCGGCCGCGCTCAATTGCAGGGCGACCTGACGAAAGCCAAGAACACCATTGGCCAGTTGGCTGCGGATAAGTCTGAGCTGAATGAAGCACTGCGCCAGCAGGCCGAGCAGCACGCCCTGGCCATGGCTAAAGCGCTGCGCGATCTGCAGGCGGCGCAGCAGCTCGGCGACAAGCTCTCCCGTGAATTGGAGCAGAGCCAATCTCACCTGCAGGCAACGAAAGACAAACTCAAGAAGGCGATTGACGATGCGGTTAAAAACGATGTGGGTTTTACCGGCATTGGCCCTCGCGGGCTGTGCCTCTACAACGCCGCCCTCGGCTATGCCGATTGTGGTCAACACTTGCCCAACACCGCCGGCGGCCTTACTGGCCATTCCGCCAAAGCCCCCAGCAGCGCAGGCGGACTCTCCGCCGGTGGTCTCATCCGGCACAGCGCCGACTATGGCGCCTGGTGTCAGTCCTTAGAGGCTCAGCTGCAGCAACTTAATCAATGGTACGCCGGGAGGGAACAATGACCCTTGAAATGGCGTTTAACATCGCAATGGGCCTGTTGATGGGCCTGTTCGGTGGTCTTTTTAAACATCTGTTTGCCGAGCTGAAAGACCTGCGTAATGGCCTCCAGGCCATCCGCACGGAATACCAGCGCCGGGACGATGCACAGCGAAACAATGACCAGTTACTGGACTTGTTGAAGGATGTAAAACGCAGCGTCGAACACATCGACCAGAAACTAGACCGCAAAGCGGATAAAAGGAGCTAATCATGGGCCGACGCGCATCGCGCTACCGCCGGGGGCCGGCAACGTCTGCCGAAATGGCGTTGCTGTCTGAAATCAATCAGCGCCTGGCGCGAATGGAGAGCAGCCTGGATGACGTCAAGTCCTCGGCCATCCGCCAGGGCGCTATCGCCGGCGCGATCACCGGCAGCGTCAGCGGCGGCCTCGTGTACACCACGATTATGTTGATCAAGGCAAAACTGGGGGTTGGCTGATGGCATACCCGCCAGAGACGCGCGACCGGTTACGCCGGGCCTATGTATTCGACGGCCTTTCACTGGAGGTGGCGGCCGTGCAGTGCGGTGTCTCTTACGGGACGGCGCAACGCTGGAAGAACGACAGCAAAGCCGCCGGCGACGATTGGGAGACGCTGCGCGGCGCGCGTATGCTCGCCGGCGGCGGCCTGGAGGAGCTAACCCTGGCCATGTTCACCGGCCTGGTGGTGCAGTTCAAAACCACCATGGACAAGCTGGCCTATGACGATGTGGACATTAAGCCGGAAGACCGCGTGAAGCTGCTGGCCAGCCTGTCGGATGCTTTCAACAAGGCTGTCGCCAGCAGCAAGCGCGCCATGCCGGAGGTGTCCCGCTTGGCCATCGCGCTGGAAGTGATCCAACTGCTGGCCGCGTACATCAAAGACAATCACCCCCAGCAGTTGCAGCCGTTCGGCGACCTGCTGGAGGGGTTCGGCAAAGAGATAGAGAGGATTTATGGCTAGGATGATCCGTATTCAGAGCCATCACTACGTCGCCTATAGCGCGATCGAGGATATGCACGTAGACAGTAATCGTCACGTCAAAGTGCTGCTGCGGGACGGACGCATTGTGCTGGCTGAGCAGGAGCACAACCAGACCGCGTGGCAGCGCCTAGCGCAGTTGGTGGATGAGGTGAATATCGCCAGCGCGAGTGATGCGCCTGGCTCACTGCAGTAAGGGCCACGATGAGCAAATTAAGCAGCAGGGATTTTCTCAAAGAGCTGGCGATGCTCAAGCATGTGCTGCGCGCCGATATCCAGGCACACAGCACCGGACTTGACACCTCGCCAGAGGCCATCAACGCCCGCCGGCGCAGGGTACTGTCCGGCGACTTCACGTTTTTTGCCTACACCTATTTCCCGCATCACATCCGGGGCGAGCAATCCCTGTTCCATGCGCATTTTTGCACGCGCTTTCCGCAGCTGCTGACGCGCCCCGGCGGTGCGGTCGAATGGTGGATTGCCCCGCGTGGTGAAGCCAAATCCTCGCTGCTGACCAAAATCGGCCCGGTCTGGTGCGCCGTTCAGGGGTTGCATCAGCATGACGACGTTCGCGCGGCGCTCGGCTTCACCGACGAGCGGCCGGCCTTCATCGACTACATCATCTTGCTCGGCGCGGAGACCAAACTGCCGACCAAGCTGCTGGAGGTGGTAAAAACCGAACTGACCATGAACGCGGCGCTGATGCTGGATTTCCCGGAGGTCTGCGGCCGCAGCGGACAATGGAAGATTGGCGAGTTCACTACCCGCACCGGCGTGAAGGTCGAGGCGTTCGGTGCCGAGCAGGCTATCCGTGGTACGTTCCACGGGGCCAGTCGCCCCAAATTGCTGCTGGGCGATGACCTGATCACCGATGCCGAGGCCAAATCCCCGACCGAGCGCGAAAACCGCTGGAACTGGATTTCAAAGGCCATCGAGTACCTGGGGCCGCCGGACGGCTCTGTAAAATACCTGGGCGTCGGCACCGTGCTTAACAAAGACGACCCTATCAGCCGAGCCAAGCGCACGATTGGCCATGTGGTTCACCACTTCCGCGCCATTGTGACGCTGCCCACGCACATGGATTTGTGGGAACAGTGCCAGGAGAAGATGCTCAACGACGACAAGCGCGCCGAGGAACAGGCGGCCGAGCTGGGCCTTGATCTTCCCCAGGACAAGCTGCCGTCGTACAAGTTCTACCTGGCGCATCAGGTGCAGATGGATGATGGCGCGGTCACCAGCTGGCCTGCGGTGCGTACCCTCTACTGGTTGATGCGTCAGCGCGCCAAGAACGGCAAGGCATTTGCCACCGAAATGCAGGGCGACCCGCGCACGGACGAAGACCGGACGTTTATCAACATCCAGTTCTTTACCCAGCGCTGGCGCGACTGGCTGATTTTCGGTGCCTGTGACCCGTCGATGGGCGTCGGCGAGACCAGCGACCCCTCGGCAATTCTTGTGGGTGGCTGGGACAAGCAGCGCAGCCGGCTGCATGTGATGGAGGCGGAGATCAAGCGCCGTGTACCTTCCAAACTGGAGGCCGACCTGATTGCGATGCAGCGGCAATTCAGGTGCCTGGCCATCGGATTTGAGAACAACAACGCCTACGAGCACTCGCGCTCGACGTTCATCAAAAATGCGCTGCGCCAGAGCGTGGCGCTGCCGCTCGTGGGTGTGACGGCCAAAGTGCCGCTGGAAGTGCGCGTCGAAGGGCTGGAGCCGTATATCAACGACCAGCTCAACCCCTCTATTTTGTTCAACCCAGGTCTGACGCTGTTGATGTCGGAGCTGGAGACCTGGCCAGAGCCGCAGACCGGTCACCACTATGACGGGCTGTCGGCGCTGCAGCTACTTTGGATGATTGCCGTTAGCCGCGGCGCAGGTTCGTTCGCCTGGGAGCCGATACCGCGCCGCGAGACGTCCCGGTACGGCGGCGATCATTTTCTTGATGATGACGACGAGCCGGACTACGGCGGTCGCGGTTTATGGTGAAAAAAATGGTTCAAATTGTCGATGTCAACGGGAAACCGATCCGCCGCGATGTGCTGCGTGAGCCGCAGTCATCCCACGTGGCTGCACTGGCCGGTCTGTATGCCGAGCACCCCAGCCAGCGGTTGACGCCCCAGCGCCTGGAGCAAATTCTCAACGAGGCCGAGCTGGGCAACCTGCAGGCCCAGGCCGACCTGTTCACCGATATGGAAGAACGGGACGCCCATTTGTTTGCCGAGATGCAAAAGCGCAAGCGCGCGCTGCTGACCATTCCGCACGAAATCACGCCGCCGCCCAATGCCACACCAGCAGAGCAATCGGATGCGGCCTGGCTGGCGGAGTACATCACCGAGCAAGACGGCTGGGAGGATTTGATCATCGATATGCTCGACGCCATCGGCCAGGGGTTCAGCAACATCGAGATTGAATGGCAACAGCTCGGCCGCGAGTGGTTCCCGAAGGCGTTTAACCACCGGCCGGCGTCCTGGTTCGAACTGGCGCGGGACAATCAGGATCAGCTGCTGCTGCGAACCGATGACGGCATGGGCGCGCCGCTGCAGCCGTTCGGCTGGATACAGCACCGCCACAAGTCGCGCAGCGGCTATGTTGCGCGTGCGGGGCTGCTACGCACCCTGTC